TGTATTTAACATCATAAGACACAGTTGGAAGTTTCTCGAAAAAGTTTACAACCTTAAAGAATTGTTCTTTATTTAAGTTACCGATATAATCAACCATCTCTTCATGAGTAAAATCTTCATAGACATTTTCAGCATCATACACGCTTTCAACTTGAGAAGCTAATGTATTAAAAATATTATCGATTTTAGACGATTTCATACTCTCACTAACAACATTTACTGATTCAAGTGATGGGTATTTTAACACCAAACCAACATCATCTGTTAATTGAATATTTTTAGTATGGTCTTTTGGTATATCAACTTTAACATCTTCCAAATTAAGTTCATAATCAGTAATATGTTGACAGCTATTACCAGATGCATGTCTTAATTTTAAGTTAAGAATATTATTAATAGATCTTGATCTTAGATTTACAAAGATATATTCAATATGAAAGAATGGTAGTTCTCTGACATTACCGTCATAATCAACACAAGCTTCGATAATGTTAATTACTGATTCGGTAATATCAGTATCTTCTCCACCTTCAACAGCCATTAGAAGAGTCTTTTCTTCTTTGACTAGAAAAGGTCTATAATAAATATCCTTTCCATTTGAAGGAAGTTTTAATTTAAATTTAGGCACTGCAATTTGTGGTAAAGTCATAATGTCCTCACATTTGTTTATTTAATAGTAAAAGAGTTAGTATTAAAGATAGGGTTACCAGTGATATCACCGAACCGTGGAAGGCCTGGAAAACCTGCTGCTTGAGCTACATTTCCTATAATATCATTTAGTGATGGTAATCCACTTATTGATAGACCACCTCGACCTCTTGATGTTTTAGCTCTAGGTCCAAGAGCAGGCTCGTCTAACTCCTGGAAATGTTTATATGTAAATTGTACTGTTAACTTATGTAGTTCTTCGCTGCCCCAGTTAAGTGGCATAGAGTTTACGATAATAGGATATGCTTCTTGCAAGCCCATAGTATATGTAGGATTACCTTCAGGGTCGTATTGAACAATGACAGCACCGGAAACATAATTTTGATAATAACCGATACTACTGTAATACTTGACATCTTGCTGTCTAGAATGATTACCTACTATCATACTTTGCCAGGCTGTAAAGAGTCTTTTTTCATTTAATTGTTTATCGCATATCATAGTAACAGTAACGTCAGGGTAAACAACGCCGTAACCAATCTTAGATGTTAAACCAAATCCGTGTTCTTTATAATCTGATGTTACTATTGATCGACCAGGTAATTCAGTCTGTTCGATTTTAAATCTTAATATATCACCACTAGCTTTTCTACTATTATCCGATAAAAGAATGCCTGGTGGTGTAAAGAGAAACATTTCATAATGACTTTGTTTAGCGACACCGTTTGAAGTATCGCCAGTAAGATTACTTTTAAATGTATTTACGTTGAAAGCCATTAGCTAACCATCTCCATACTTTTGCTGTAGACTTGAGAGCTACTTGCTTTTTGGAATCTTTGTAGTGGCATAAACAAAGCCATATCCCATTCTACTGGATCTATTTTTATTCTTCTTGATTTAATATTAGAACTAAGATAATGTTTTACACACGGTTTAAATAGTTTATACCTAGCTGATCTTTTTAAAATCTGATAGCTTAATTTCAACGCTGTGTTTTCATCATATCTACTATCTGTACGTAGTGTATAAAGAGCGTCCATTAACATAGCTCTTTGACGTAACGGTAGATAATGCATGTTGAGCCCTAAGAAGCCATTGTCTCTTGGTTCAATTGGGAAAACAAGAGGAAAGGTATCATAGTAAGGAAGTTTACGTTTAAACTTAGGGTCATATTGAAATAGCATCATTGAACCTATTTCATAACCACGTACTACTTTGGATCCATTTTCACGCATAAGTTTCGAAGGGGTTACATCTACCTTCTCAGCCTCATTACGATACCATCTACGAGCTGCTTGAGTACGAGCTGGTATTTGACCTGCACGAACACCTTTTGTTAATATATTGTCGAAAACGTAAGCGACCATAGTTGAACCTTAATAGTTAGATATACTTATTTATCTTACTTTCGACCAAGTTCATTCTCAGTAATGATCTGAAATTTCCATTTACGGTCTTTACAAAACTCTTGAGCTGCCTTCCACTTAGCCTCATTAACTAAATAAGTGGTAACTTCATTAAGAAATCGTTTAGTTTTTCTTTTTGGAATTTTTGGTTCTTGTGTTTGTTTGTACGGTTTAACTTCTATTAAAGTAGTTTGTATTTTACCATCAGCAGTTTTTGCTTTTATAACAAAGTCAACGAAATATCTATGTATACGTCTATCTAAAGGTGAACGATAAGGAATAACTATTTCTTCTGATCCCCATTCAACAATATTGGGATTATTATCAAAATAAACCATACATTGTCTTTCCCAAGAACTACGATAAACAATGTTAGTTGGATCGCCTAAATATTTACTAGGAAACTTAGGTTTATATTTACCTTTATAAGTCTTACTCATAGGAATAACAAATGCCTTCATTTAACTTAGGAAACTTAGCTGACGCAGCAGAAGGATTATTTTCTGGTCCTTTAATAAGCTTAGAACCGTCACCTACTTATAGAGTACATAAGTTTCCAGATGATATTGCTGATTCACCTTACTTTGTAGTATTTAGGATGGTTAACAAACCTATTGCTAGAAGTTTAGGTAGAAGCATCGGAGGTAATATATTCGGTACGGGATCTGCTGGTGCTAGAATTGCTGGTAAAATTGTTTCACGCTCATTAAATAATTTCTCTATACCTGCTCGTGGCTATGCTTTACCAATGCCTTCTAATCTAGTTACAGGTTATAATGCTCAGTATAATGATACACCTATTGGTGCATTAGGAGCGATTGGCAAAAGAATGGGTGAGAGCTATACTGGACCTGAAGGCGGTTCATATTATAAAGGAATAGCAAATGCTATTCAAAATGCTAATATAGGTATGGCTGATCTTAAAGGTGGTGCAGCTAATATGCTTATTGGCGCAGTTCAAGAAGGTGGTTTAGCTGGATTATTAGCTGCTGCAGGCTTAGGAGCTCTTCCTGGTGCAGGTGTTGCTGGAGCTGCTCAAGTCGGTCAAGGTGTACTTGCTGGTGCAGGTATTGCTCGTAACCCTCATCTTGCTTCTATCTTTCAAGGTGTAGGATTTAGACGCCACCAGTTTCAATACAAACTTATTGCAAAGAATAAAACCGAGAGTGACACTCTTCGTGCTATGATTAAATCATTTAAATATGGTATGGCTCCTAGTTATAGAGCTGGTGATCATATTTTTGATTACCCTAATGAATTTGATATTAGCTTAAATGCAGGTGATTATCTATTTAAAATAGGTAGATCAGTACTAGAAGACTTTACCGTGGATTATACAGGGGAAGGTACTCCTGCATTCTTTGAAGACTCGGGCGCACCTTATTCAGTAGTTTTAAATATGACATTTAAAGAAACTTCTATTGTAACAAAACGAGAAGTATCAAACGGAAGATAATATGTTTTATTTCGAACCATTCCCTACTATAGATTACGATATCAAGAAAAATGGTAACAAGACTGAAGTTACTAATTTATTTCTTAGATATAAAGTTTTAGATGTATTTAAAAATCAATCAGCTGTATATTATAATTACAGTATTAAAGATGGTGAAAGACCTGATGTTATCGCAGCGAAATATTATAACGATGAAAGTTTAGACTGGATTATTTTATTAGTTAATAATATAGTAGATCCGCAATTTGATTGGCCTTTAGATTTAAAATCTTTTGATAGTTATATCACAAAAAAATATGATAGTGTATTAGCTGCAAGAGAACAAACGCATCATTATGAGCAAATTACACAGCAGCAACAGGTTTTGTTTGATGGTACTATTGTACCAGAAGAGTATTATGAGATAGATTTAACTACATATAATACACTTTCTTCAAGCGACAAAAGAATAGTAACTTCCTATGAGTATGAAGAAAGACTAAATGAAGCTAAAAGAGATATAAAACTTTTAAGTGAAGAGTATGTATTCGATCTTGTCAACCAAGTAAAAGATGTATTTAAATAATGTCAGGTAATCCTCAATCAGGTGGTGTACAACACAAGGTTGCTATTTTAAGTGACCCGGGCAATGGTAGAATAATTCGTACCGATATTACACCTATTATACACGAGTTTCATATTTACGAAAGTATCTTTAAACCGACAATGACTGCTGTTGTTTCGGTTTATGATGCTAATGGTTCTATTCTAAATGATCTTCCATTTTCAGGACAAGAATGGATTGTTATTGGCATAGGCGAAGCGACTTATAGTTTTAGAGCTTATAAAATTGAAAATGTAACTCCAGCAGCTGAAAGAGCTTTTAGTTATAATATTCATTGTATACAACCTGAGTTTGAAATAAGTCTTAATAAAGCAATATTTAATCATTTTGCTGGCGAATTAGGATCAGATATTGTATCGGCAATTCATAGTGAGCATTTAACTGTTAGTGGCCAAAGTAAATCTTTAGAAGTAGAAACTACAGATAGACCTTTAACATACACTGCAGCAGGTCATAACCCTATAGAGTTTATTCAAATGGTTGCTGCAGATAGTCAATCAGCTGAATATCCTGATTCTTCTCTAATGATGTTCTATCAAGACAGAGAAGGCTTTAAATTTAAATCTGTAAATAAAATGCTTGAAACCAGGCCTGTGGCTGAGTTTTATTATGCAGACCCAGGTACTGAAAGAGGGCCAAGATCTCGTAATTATATTTTAGGTATTACTTGGCATGATGCTATTGATGCTATAAATGGTTTAAGAAATGGTCTTTATGATAATACAGTAATGGCTATTGATATTAATACTAAAACATTTAAAGAGACTGTATTTAATTACGCTAAACAGTTTGGAGAACTTACTCATATTAGAAATGGGGGTAAACCGGTTGCAAGAGCAAAAAGCTGGGGTGGAACTGTTTTAGGTGACCAGCTAGAAGGTAGCTCTCATGTTAGATTTATACCTACTGATTTTAATACAGATATTGAAAATCAAACTATTGATAATAGAATAAGTGAAACTAATGATCCACACATTTTCTTTTCTAAAAACAAGCATAACTTTTTAGGACACTCAACATCATTAATGGCTGTCTTAAGACAATATAAAATAGATATAACAAGTAATTATGTTGACGGTGTTAAAGCAGGCGATACTGTTAATATTCATATTCCAAGCAACGCTGGCAATCAAAGCGTAATAGATAGATATATTAGTATTTTCGGTCAAAGAAATCCAACCTTCTTAGTTACTGGATCAACTATTACTTACGATGGTGTTGACGGCGGCGTATTTTTAACACTGCAGTGTGCTAAAGAATCATTAAGTGAATCACTAGGAGGTCTAGCTGCAGATCCAGTTGAAGAGCCTACTCCACCTACACCACAGCAGCGTGAAGGACTACCTTCTACATCAGGTGAAGCAAGAGGTGAGAATCAAGAAC